TTACAGTTTTACTTGTGGCGCTAACTCAATATCTTTCACTTGAGCGCCTTCACACTGGAATTGCACCATCATGCTTGGAATCAAACTAATTATAGCATTTATCTTTTCGGTCTTCGAGTTACCAACAGTAACCCTCATACCGAATGGCATTCATCATCCACCTATAGAGGATGGGCGACTTCTGCCTAATTCTGCTTAAATACCGATATATTTTGCGAATTGCGCTGCTGTTTTTTCTTTTCGTTTGTCTGTAATGTGGATATATAAATCCATAGTGATTTGAATAGACGAGTGGCCTAAACGTTCTTGTACGTCCTTAATATTTGCACCAGCTTCTAAAAGTAAACTAGCATGTGTATGTCTAAGACCATGAATAGTAATACGTTTAAGATTATTTTGTTTGATAATCACTTCTAACCATTTACGAGGCTTAGATAATTGGAGATATTCGTTTTTCTGGTTAGAAAATACCAGTTGATTTTTGCTTAACGTATTAATTCCCAATGTTAACAACCATTTTCTTTGTTCTAATCGCCATTTCTTCAAGATGTTCATAGTTTCATCATCGACTGGTATATCTCGCTTAGAATTTTTGGTTTTAGGTTGCTCTACATAAAGGCGTCTATTTTTTCCTCTGGCGAGAGTTTTATTTATCTTGATATAATTATCGTTAAAATCAATGTCTTTCCATGTGAGAGCTAAGAGCTCGCCTACGCGCATCCCTGTGAAGGCTAGTGTCCGAAAAAAAGAATACATACGAATATCTTTTTTCTTTTCTACTGATTTCAAAAAGATTTCTAGTTCTTCTTTATTAAAAAAGTTTAAAGTATTTTCTTCATGAACAGAGACCTTTCTTTTTGGAACTGTGATTTTTTTAAAAGGATTATCTTGTAGATATCCTAATTTAATAGCATAATCACATATACGCGAAGCATTATTGATGAATTCTCTATACAACACAAATCTTTTTACCTTTTCATTAGCGAACTTTTGAGCTATATCAATCGATATTTTGTTGATTTTAAGAGCACCAAATGCTGGTAATATATGATTCGCAAACTGTTCTTTTGTTTTAACGAAAGAACTTTCTTTTACTGTCTGCTCATAATTTACAATCCATAGATCGTATACTTCTTGAAAAGTTAACTCTTTAGACTTATTTAGACCATTACTTTCGTATTCCAATTGTAATTTGGTCAGCGCTAATTGAGCTTCTTTTTTTGTTTTAAAACCTCTTCGTGTAGTTCTCACTTGTTTGCCAGTCAAGGGATCTACTCCCAAATAAGTTTGAAACTTCCACAATTTTTCACCATTTTTCTTTTTGTATTGTTCGAATGTTGCCATTTTTTTCGTCCTTTCGCTCGGGTAAGTGTTCGGACTAAAATAGCTGGCATCACCTCCTTAGTTATACGATCTTACTTTGGTCGGTGGGGCGTGTTTTTTTATTTTACAGACTTTCGAAAACTAAAGTAGCTTGGATTCTATCGCCGCCACCGAAACCTTTACTACCACCGTTTGTAGTGGAAAAAGTGTGTAATCGATAACCTTTAGAACACTGTCTATTTATAGTGTCTTCAAGTTCTGATAGGTTTTTCGACCCTTTTCCTATAAATTTTTCTTTTAATACAACTTGCAATACAACGTAACTTGGCATATTCTTTTCCTTCTTTCTACTATGATAATAAATACTAACCCCTAGCCGCAGCGCCAACTCCGACTGGGGTATTTTTTTATAAAACGACTACGCCATAAATTTTAAAATCATCTGTATCACAGATTGATATATCCTCATACTTTTTATTTAAACTCACTAGCTTGTTACCTGACAGTTTTTTAACAAACGCTTCATTATTTACTTGGCATACGATTATCTGACCATCACGCACATCTGATGTGCTTTTAATAAAGATAACTTGTCCATCTTCGAAAAGCGGTAACATTGAATCACCGTTTACCTTAACTGCGAAATCATGTTCAGGTATCACGCCTTCATAACTTACTTCGTCCACAATTTCATCTTCTAGCCATTCACCTGTTCCAGCGGACACATAACCTCGAATTTCAATTGTAGTTTTCGGACGTTTGTTTTGTTCTCTCAATTGATATTCCGCAAAGTTGTAGACTTTTGTTTGGCGAGACTCTTCCAATTGGCTATACAAATCTAATAAATTATCTATTTTAGTTTGTTTTTTATCGATAATCATTATTTTGTTTTCTAGAGAATTTTTAATATCTAACGCCTCAAAAAGATCGTCCGGAGTTAAATCCAAAGCCGTTGCATAAGTTTTGATATTATCTTCATCTAGGGATCGGTTTCCGTTTTCATGGTTAGATATAGTATTTTGACTGTAGCCAGTTAATTTACTAAGTTGTTCTTGAGTAAGTTTTTTCTTTTTTCTTGCGTCCTTTATAACCGAACCTAAAATATTTTTCTTCATTAAAGGCACCTCCTTCATGAGATAACAATATCACATTGCGATAAACGTGTAAATAAAAATATCTCAAAAAGTGATAAAAAGCTATTGACGTATATCTCAATTTGAGATATTATTGATTAATCAAATGAAGGAGGTGATTACATGAGTACGATGGAAAAAAAGAAAAACTTAAGAGTTGAGTTTTTGAAGCCGAAGTTAAAACTCAAAAAAGCTAGGCTTGCAAATGAATGGACTACATCTTACGTAGCTGATTTGATTGGTTTGGAAAGACGTCAATATGAGTTAAAAGAAAAAGGCAAGTATCCATTCCATGATTATGAAATGTACATTTTGGCAAAAAACTTTAACAAAAAAGTATCAGAATTATTTTTTTAAAATCAAATATCTCTATTTGAGATAAAAACAAGAAAGGAATGAAAAAAATGAACACACCACAAATTTTTAACTTCGAACAAAACGAAGTTCGGACAATTTTAGTAAATGACGAGCCATATTTTGTAGGAAAAGACGTTGCAAGTGTTTTGGGTTATTCAAACACTAAAGATGCTTTGTCGCGGCATGTAGATTTGGAAGATAAGATGGGGTCGCGAATCACGACCTCAGGTCAATCGAGAGAGATGACAATTATCAACGAGTCAGGTCTTTACAGTTTAATCTTAAAATCAAAACTTCCTTCTGCCAAAAAATTCAAACGATGGGTAACAAGTGAAGTTCTTCCAACAATTAGAAAACATGGAGGTTATCTAATTCCAGAAAAAGTAGAAGAAGCTTTGCTTAATCCAGATACAATCATTCAATTAGCAACTCAACTAAAAGAAGAAAGAACTGGAAGATTAATCGCAGAACAAAAGATTGCCGAGTACGAACCCAAAATCTCCTATTTAGATAGCATATTATCTTCTACAGATTCAGTAACAATTAGTCAGATTGCAGCAGATTATGGGATGTCTCCACAACAGATGAATAAATTACTTCATAAACTAGGTGTTCAGAAAAAAGTCGGTAACCAATGGTTATTGTGCAAAAAACACATGAACCAAGGATACACAAAATCTCATACAACTGAGATCCCGAAAGCCGATGGTGGCACTAAAATTGTAATGAATACCAAATGGACACAGAAAGGGCGTCTATTTATCTACGAATTACTAAAAAAAGAAGGATATTACCCTCAAATGGATTTAGAGGAAATTGGTTAGAAAGGAGTTTGGAAAGAAAAATAAAATTCGATAGGAGGTTCAGGATTATGGAAGTAATCTTAACGCCTGAAAATGAGGCAGCACTTCGTAGCTACATTCATGAAATCATAACTGATGAAATTGCAAAAGCAAGAAGAGATGCCTCAGTTGATAAACGTGTATTAAAGCAAATAGAGATAGCGAAATACTTCGGAGTATCAACTGCAACTATTCGTAAGTGGGAAGATAAAGGACTTCCATTCGGGCGTATAGGCGATCAAAAATTTTACGACAAAGAAAAATGTAGAGCATGGGTTCTAGCACAATAAAATATCGGGTAAGTGTTCGGAAATAATGACAGCAAAGAAGGGAAATTTATGGACAAACTAAATACAACAATCGTATTCAGTGCACCAATCATTATTTATCTGCTGAGTGTCTGGGGAAGCAAACAAGCTTTGATCGGGGTAATTGTCTACCTCGTTTGGATGTTCGCAGGGTTAGATGAAGCTGAGTACAGAGCGAAAAAGCCAACCGAGGGGGCTGACTAAAGTGTGGTTCTGTTTATTAGGTGTTTATCTCGTGGCCGTTTTAGGAAATAACTACATGAGAAAACGCGGCGAATACTGGTATACATCCTATGCGGTTCTAGTATGTCTAATGCTTACAATTTTTCTAATGATTTATTCAAAATAGGTAATACTTTGTCAATCAAATAAGTTTCAAGAGATTTTTGTTCTGCATTAGTGTTGCCGTAACCAAAACGGCTTAAGAAAATTTTCATAACCTCTATATCTTCATTTTGAATATATGGCAGGACTGCATAACCTGATGCTTTTACAGCAGATATATTTTTATCAGTGTTACTACCAATACAAATACCCACATTGTTGAGAAATGTTGAGAAAGTTGTTTGTATTGTTTGGGTTTTTGAATCGTGTTTTTGTAATTCAATTTCTTTATCCTTCATCGATTCAGCATGCTTATTATTTATAACCGCTGTAATCCAAGGGGATATAAGAGCTACTAAAGCTAGGATAATCGAAATTGTGATCGTGTTATCGAAACTCATTTTTTCACCATCCAGTTTTTAAACCATTATATCAAAAAGGAGAGAAGAAATAATGCAAGAATTAGTAATTTTGAAAAATAAAGAAGCTGTGACTACGAGCTTACAAGTCGCAGACAGCTTTGAAAAGAAACACAAGCATGTGCTAGAAGCAATCGAATCAATAAAAAGATCGGTCGAAAATTCGGCCAATGTTGAAGATGGGTCCAATTTTGGACAGATGTTTGTGGAAGGGAACGAGCCAGACTCATACGGAAGAAGTCGGAGAGTTTATTTCATGAATAGAGATGGATTTTCCTTGCTAGCTATGGGATTCACTGGAAGTAAAGCAATAAATTTCAAACTAAAATTTATTGAAGCTTTCAACGAAATGGAAGATGTTATTCGGAAGAATACTGTTCCTCAAACAATTGAAGACATGATGATCTATCAATTAGAAGAAATGAAAGATGTTAAAAAAGATGTTTCCATGCTTAAAGATACTATGCGAATTAGCGGACAACAAGAGTTTGAAATTAAGCAAAAAGGAAATATGAAAGTTATGGAAGTTCTAGGGGGAAAAGAAAGCCGAGCTTATGAAGAAATCAGCAAAAAAGTATTCTCAAAATTTTGGTCTGAATTTAAACGTACCTTTTCAATCCCAAGATATGGCGAGTTACCTCGTAAGAGATTCGATGATGCTGTTTCATTTATTGAAATGTGGTTACCAGAAACTGCGATCCGTATGGAAATCGATCAACTGAACAGACAACAAAGACTTTTCGGTGATGAAAATGAATAGGGCTGAAGCGCTAAGAATAGGGACGGTAATTGCTAATCGCTGGTGGAGACACAATAAACCAAGCATCCTAAGCCAACAACATATTGATAAGCAAAAAGCATGGCAACAAATAAAAAAGTGACTCAGCCGACCAAAGCAATGAGTCACAAAGAAAATACATCTAAGGAGATGTTACCACATGGAAAATGAACTTTCCACTCTAGATCAATATTTGACTGATCCTAGTTGGGGCAAATCGAATGTCGAGGAAACAAATAATCGAAAAATCAGACGAAATCTTTTGACGAATGAAGAACTAGCATGTGATCAAGACGATTTGGGCAATTTTGTGAGTATTTGGGATCATGTCTATCTTATCCATTTATCGAAGCGGTCCAGAAAACCTGAATATATCTATGTCATCGAAGATGGCTTGATTGATGCGCTAGAGGAGTACGACAGAGATAACTTGATTGATATCTCTTATTACGGATCAGGTAAGAAATACATTGCTGAAATGGAGGCAGAATTTGATGAGTGAAAACAAAGGGACAACGAATTTTGAAAAACTTTTTAGTCGCAAGTTAAATAAAATACTCAAGAAAAAAGGAAATTTTGATTATTTATCTTGGGCTCACGCGTGGGAGATTATGAAAAAGAATGATCCACAGGCAACGGTAACTATTAATGAGTATAAACACTACAGGGTTGTTTCTGGAACTCATCAAGACTTTCTTGTTGAGGAATATAAACCTTTTCTTATGGATGAAACTGGGACTTATGTATCTGTCTCAGTAACGGTTAAAGGACACACGGAAACCGAATTATTTCCTGTTTTAGATTATCGAAACCAACCAGTTGTTAAACCAAATGCAATGCAAATCAATAACTCATTGAAGCGATGCTTTGTGAAAGCATTGGCTCTACACGGACTGGGATTATATGTATTTCAAGGGGAAGATATTCCAACACCACCTAGAATCGATACAAAGAAATTAAATATGCTAGAGACGATTCTAGAAGCTTTCAATGAGCAGATGGGTAAAGATATGACCAAAACCTTAATTGAATATGTTAATGAGCAGACAGATAAATTAGGGCTCTTAGCTGATAACGTTGAAACTATTGAACAGTTAAGCTATGAGCAATGTGCCTTGATGGAGCGAGCAATAGCAGCTAAGAGAAAAGAATTAGATAAGAAGTGATATGAGTGTTTAAACCATTAATCGATTCATATTCAGCGGTTCTGAAAAAGTTCAAAGGAAAAGACATAGGTGCAACTATTAATGAAGAAGTGAACATCGAACGTTTGAAGAGGATGTACGACGGATATGATGGTGATCGGATTATTGAAGTTCGATTTATTGATCCACGTCGGTTCACTGTGCAGCAACGAAACTTCATCTATGCACTCATAGGCGATATTTTCATCGATACAGGCATGCCAACGGACTTCTGGAAGGAATTCTTCTACTTCCGTTTTGAAGGCGTCACAGGACGCAAAATAAGCCTCAAAGACGAATCGAATACAACTGTGAGTGATGCTAATGTCTTAGCAAATATCATCTTAGATTTCATCTTTGAACATCATATTCCTTTCAAAGAAGGCTATGAGATTTTACCAGCGAATCAAGAATATTACTTCTACAAATGCATTACAAAAAGAGTCTGCTGCATCTGTGGCAAAACAGGAGCTGACATCGATCACTTTGACAAAGCGCTAGGAAGACGAAAGCGCAAAGAAGTTGATCATTTAGAGTACACATTTGCAGCACTCTGCAGAATCCATCACACAGAGAAACACAAAATAGGTGTGATCAATTTCAAAAATAAATATCAAATCAGAGGAATCAAGTTAAGTCATGAAACGATTAAAAAGTTAAGAATAGGAGGATAAATTTGGCTGAGATAAGTTGGATCAAACTTAAAACTACTATGTTTGACGATGAAAAAATACGATTAATTCAAGCTGTTCCTGAGTCGGATGCCATCATCGTTATATGGATTCGATTACTAGTTTTAGCAGGAAAGACTAACGACGATGGTCTGATATATATCCAGAGGAACATGCCTTATACCGAAGAAAAGGCGTGTTAGTTCAGTATCGTTGATTTTGTAGGGTTTTTGTAGGGATAGTGTAGGGTTTTTGAGTGTTTTAACGTGATATTATGGTAGTGTCGAAAGATTAGTGATAGGTCTAAGACAAAATAATAATAAAAGGAACATCGTTTTATTATTGTTTCACAATTAAGCTTCGATAGACAGCAGCGGAAATATTAAGAATAAGGATGTGAATTTCAACTCCTTTTAAATTGTTCTTATTATCTATCATCCGTTGCTGTCTATTATTGGTCATTGACGGGAACGTAAGTTCGTGGTATCTTATTATCATAATCCTTATGATTATATCTGCTAGAAAAGAAGTTTAGAAAGCGATTGTTTTCTTGACTTCTTTTTGATTTAATTAATACAGCAGATATTAATTAAATGAGGTGTTAGAATGAAAGCTTTATACTTTAATATATTTATTTGTAAAAATGGTAAAGTAACAAATTATCCTATTAATAAATTGCTTGACCATATCATTATGAAAGACGCAATTGACCGTACAAAAGAAGTGGATGGAAACGTTATTTTTTTGTCGCAACATAGACACCCTGAAATGAAACGGAATTCTAATGGTACATGTAGGGATGGGTATGAATATGAGAAGAATAATAGGACTGTCTGGATTGGTAAGTTTCTACAAGATAAACCTTTTGCAGGTAAAATTGGATCAGAAGAGCTAAAACAAATTACCGGAGATGTGTATCAACCTAATACCTGTTTGTTCATAAGTGATTCACATCTTTTAGTTATGGAGTATACGAATTTAGGACCTAGGAAAATTGCATTGGAAAGTTACTTAAGCCAGTATATCGCTGGTGATGAGTACACAGTTAAACTAATACCAATAGTGAAAGAAAAAATGTTATCATTAGTTAAGTCAAGTGATAGTATTAAGAAAATTGTTCTTACGATAAAAAATCATGATTTTTCATTGAATTCTGTTTTTAAAGATTATGCAAATTATAGTTCTTTGCTGGAGCAAGCAATTGAAAATCCAGCAAAGGCTGGTGAGCAGATGGGCGCAAATGAGACGACAGTAGAATTCAAAAAAGGAAGAATGAAAAAAAATATGTCCTCAGACATGGTATCTAAAGTTTTAAATATGATTGATGTTGACTCGAAGCATTTAGTTTCTGCTAAAGTGACATTTATTAATCCTAAAACTAATGAGAAAGAAACAATCAACCTAAAACTAGACGGGTTCTACAACACTGATTTAGGAGAACTAGATTCAAATGGATTTCCATTTTTAGCAAACAAATTTACAGAACATTATTATGATATCAAAGGAAAAAATAAAAATGCTGAGTACAGGAAATTTTTACCGCTTGAGAATATAGAGATTAAAGACGTTATATTAAAATGATTTATAGTTAGGAGGTATCAAGATGAAAAAAATAGATTGGTTGTTACATCATATATTAATAATTTTAATTTTCTTGACTACCTTGTTCTTATTAGCTGTATATGTATTTTCTAAAAGTGTTTTTAGTAGTTTATATTGTAATATTTATACACTTCTTATTGAAGACAACAACAATTTAGTCACAGTCGCTACGGTTCTAATAGGAATATATTTTTCTCTGTATTCCTACATTTTAAGTGCAGATTTGAATTCTTTTTTTGGTAGGCTAAAAGATAGAAATGAACTTAAGTTTTTAATTGCAATGATTAACTTGGGTTTCTTTAGTTCATTTATATTTGTGATATCTTCTCTAGCAAACAATCTTTTATATCAAATATTAAAATGGGGTATAGTCCTTATTTTAGGGATTTTAGTTTTAATTATGTTTGGAACTTTAATTCAAATTGGTGTATATTATGTTTTTATAATCCGAAATGATATACTTACAAAGTTTGACAAAATGCAAGATGATTTACTTGAAGAAGATCAGAGAAAAAAACTTGAGAGAGATATGAGAGAGTTTCTTGATGATTATAACGAAGAAAAAGTACAGAAAAAATTAAAAAAATAGTTATTTTGTTTAGAAAAGGATCACTCATTGAGTGGTCTTTTTATTTTGCATGAGGAGTGGTGCGAGAATGGATTCATTAGACTTTTTACAAAACGATGTAGTGAAAGAGTTGAAAGAAAAAGGATTCGAATTAGAAGATATTCAAAAGATGACTTTTGAGGATATGGCCAACAATTTATACTATCCTAAGTTCCGCCTTGAAGTAGACAGTCAGTACGGTGAATCTGTACTTTATGCAAGCGAGAAAGTTGTGAGCGAAAAGGATTCATTTATGTACACTTTGCCTAACGGTACTCTGATTATTACTAAACCTGCACTATCAAAATACATCGAGCGATTTGTTGTAGAGTCTAGTACGCAACACAGCGAATTTGGGAAACCCTTTTATATAAAAAAACGCAACGAACCTTGGGATCGAGACGAAGAATGTCTTGAGTATGAACGAAGCATATTGAAGAAGCGTGATGAAAAACCGGGACCTCCAATAAGAAAGGACTAACACCATGAGAAACTACTGGTATATATCGCTAACTAATGAATATCCTCGAACCATTGATGATTGTTCAGTGCGCGTTGTGCGTTCTGTACAAATCAAAGGGAAGTAGTATATCAAACGTTCTTACTAAAGAATTCAACATATGGGTTCAATCTTCACAAGAAAGTTATATGAGCGAAGAAGAGTGGACTTCTGCCATTGCTCCTGATTACATCAAACAAACGGACTTAACAGGGCGTGAGATTTACATCGGTGTCGATTTGTCACGAGTGAATGACTTAACTTCTATTTCGTGGGTCATTCCAATCAGAGAAGAAAGCAAGTTTTTTGTTGATAGCTATTCCTTTGTAGCCAATCGCGGCGGAATTGAAGCAAAAGAAAAAGAAGACAAAACACCATACCGACAATATGAGCAAGCAGGATATTGCACGATTAGTAGTAGTCCAGACGGATTGATTGACTATCACGATTTAGTCAATTGGCTTACTGATTTCATCGAAAGTAATAACTTTGAGCTAAAAGGTATCTTTTACGATCCGTATAATGCTGGTAATGTTATTACTGATCTATCGAAATTCTACGAGAAAGAAATGATTGAAGTGCGACAAGGGCTGATAACTTTGAACGTTCCGACAAAACAATTTAGAACGGACGTTATTAAAGGAAAAACAGTCCATTCAAACAATCCACTGCTTAACAGAGCAATCAGAAACGCAATCACCAAAGAAAACAACGATACAATCATGATTGATATTAGCAGTGTAGTAAGTGGCGTGCAAGGCTTGGTTGGCGAAGCAGTAAACGCATCGGATTCATTGATGAAGTTTTCCAAAACCATGGAGTTTGCTAACTTTGGGAAGTCACAGATAGAAAGCTCGAAAAAAGAAATGAAAGACTACGCCGATAAGACGGTTTATGGTTTAGAAGAAATTCTGAACACAACCGCACAATTGGCATCTAACGGGATTCCTAACTATACAGAACTAACCAAGGCGGCAGGTAACTTGAATGCCGTTGCAGGCGGTTCTAGTGATACATTCAAATCCGTTGCCATGATGCTAACGCAGACGGCAGGAGCTGGGAAACTAACAACTGAAAACTGGAATCAATTAGCAGATGCGATACCGGGTGCTTCAGGACTGTTACAAGACGCTATGTTGAAAAACGGAGCATACACTGGTAACTTTCGTGACGCAATGGAAAAAGGAGAAATCTCTTCAAATGAGTTCAACCAAGCAATTGTACAGTTAGGTATGAATGACGGAGCAGTTAAGGCAGCCACTTCCACAGACACATTGAGCGGTTCTTGGGAGCAGATGAAATCCACTGTAATAAATGGGCTACAAAGTATTATAGAAAAAATAGGCGTTGAAAATATCACTGGTTTTATCAACAGAGTAACAAAAGGGATTGAAAATTCTATTCCTAAAATTACTCAATTTATAGGTTGGTTGAGAGATATTGGAACGTGGATCGTTGAAAATAGAGAGCCACTAACATGGATTGTCGGAATCATAGGCGGAATTACATTAGCAGTAAAAGCATTGAACGTAGCAAGTATGTTGCTGGCAATTACTGGCGGAACATTGGCAGCCCCTTTTGTGGCGATTGGTGTAGCATTAGGCGCACTAGCAGGTGCTTTGGTAGTAGCTTATACAAAATCCGAAACGTTTAGAAACATAGTCAATGCAGCTTTTACAGCTGTGAAAAATGTAGTTATGGGCGTTGTCAACAACTTGGTGGCATACTACAAAATGTTGTGGGGCGTGTTACAGTGGCTTTGGGAAAAAATAAAAGAATGGGCTTCATGGATTGGTAATAAATTCATTGAAATGAAGAACAGCGTTGTGAATACGGTTCAGAACCTATGGAATGGTGTGAAAAACTTCTTTGCCGAAGGAATTGGCAACACTTGGAATAAGGTAGTCGGTTGGGTAAAAAACATTTTCAACAAAGCAACTGAATTGAAGAACAAAGTTTCTAATGTAATTGGTAACTTGTGGAACGGTATCAAAGACACATTCCGTAGAGGTATCGATACGGTATTCAATTGGTTTTCAGAACTACCAACGAAGATGAAGAATGCCATTATTGGCGGTAAAAATGCCATTGTTGATGCGTTCAAAAGTATTTTCAATGCAGCACTTAAAGCGATAGGTAAACCAGTTAACGCAATCATCCATGGAGCTTCATGGGTACTAGAAAAACTGGGTGCTGACAAACTCAAAGAATGGAAAGTGCCACAATACGCAAAAGGAACACCGAACGGAGGTCATCCGGGCGGTCCTATGATGGTAAATGACGGTAGAGGTGCTGAAGCGGTAATCACACCTAACGGACGAGCATTTATCCCACGAGGGCGAAATGTAGTGTTGAATGCACCAAAAGGCACACACGTTCTAACAGCTGAAGAAACAGCTTATATGACTGGAAACAAAGCACCAAGATATAGATACGCCAAAGGTACAGGCTTTTTCGGAAATCTATGGAACAACGTCAAAGGATTTGCTGGAGATGTTGGAAACAAGCTGAAAGATGTAGTCGGCGATGTATGGGATTTTGTAACAGACCCGGGAGCGTTGGCTAGGAAAGTGTTAAATGGTCTTGGCGTACTGGAAGGGCTTGTCAAATATCCTTTAGATGTTGGTAAAGGTATTCTAAGCAAGGCTACCGAAGCATTGACGAACAAAATCACAGAACTATTCAGCAGTGGCAGTTTAGACACTTCAATGGGCATGCAAGGCGTTTACAAATACTTGGCGGACGTTGCAGTTGCAGTAATGAAGAAGTTTCCAGGCTTTGTGGCAACTAGTGGGTATAGACCAGGTGACCCCTATTCGCATGGTAAACGTAATGCCATTGATATTGCACTACCTGGTGTCACAGGAGGATCGCCACGCTACACAGAAGCAGCCAATTACGCATTTGAGAAGTTTGCAAACAAAATCGGCTATGTTATCACAAATGGTAAGGTTCGTGACCGTTCAGGACAATCAGGTACAGGCATTCACAATGATTGGAGACCATGGCCTGATGGTGACCACTACGACCACGTGCATTTGAACGGTGTGAAAGACCCACAAAACACTCAAATTTCAGGAGATAGCGTGGGAGGCAGTGGGGTAGAAAGATGGCGCAATGTAGCAATTAGAGCGTTGAAAATGACCGGTCAATACAGTACTGCAAACTTAAATGCATTACTAAATCAAATGCGTACAGAGTCAAATGGTAATCCTAATGCAGTTAACAATTGGGATATTAACGCCAAAAATGGAACACCATCAAAAGGGTTGCTCCAAGTGATTGACCCAACATTCAGACAGTATGCAATGCCAGGATTCAACAGCAATATTTTTGACCCACTATCTAACATCTTAGCTTCAATCAGATACGCACTATCAAGATATGGCTCACTAACAAATGCCTATCGTGGAGTTGGTTACGCAAACGGTGGAATTGTAAACCAACATCAAATTGCGGAAATCGCAGAAGGAAACAAGCCAGAAATTATTATTCCGTTAGATAAGGCTAAACGATCAAGAGCGATGCAGTTGCTTGCGATTGCTCAAGATAAGTTAGGAGTAAAACCAAAAAGTGTAAATAATAGTAGCGATTCGAGCGGAACGTTAGAAACATTAGTTTCACTGATGATTCAGCAGAATAACTTGCTATCTAAACTTTTAGCAAAAGACACAAGTGTCAAACTTGATGGTAAAGCAATTGCAGACAATACAAATGGATACTTAGGTAATCAGTTGAAACGTTCGCTATATACAACAGGTTAGGAGGGATAAAGTGAATGGCTATTTAATCGATTTTCGCTTCATAAAAAATCAAGAGATAGTATCTCTAAAAGAAAAATTGGGCATAGAGTGTATTTCTTTTGCACGAAAAGCACCACAACTAAATGTAGAATACCAAGAATTTTCAGGGTCAAACGGTTCGAGAGAAGTCGAAAAAAGTTTCAAATCGTTCACTATCGAAGTGGAATTTTATGCTGAATTCAAAAATATGTATGACTATCAACTAAAAGAAACTGAATTATATGCGTTTCTATTCGATGACGAAGGATATTATGTTTTTACAGATAGAGAACCGGGCAAAAAATACTTTGTCCGTCCTAACTCAGTAGAAGTGAATGAAGTTGGTCTAAGATATGCAACTTACAAGACGACTTTCACTGTTTTTAGAGGTTGTTCCGAATCGATGGCTTCCACGTTATCGGATTTTTCGCTGTCTGATGAATGGCAATTTTCACAAGGTCTAGTTGCGGAAGATTATAAGTATACGCACCGAACCAGTAATTTTATCATTTATAATGCTGGCGATTTTGCTATTGATCCACGTGAACATGCTCTAAAAATCACTTTGGAAGGTGAATCAGAAGGCAACGTGACTATTTTCAACAAAACGACAGGGGAACGATTCATCTACTATCCGGAGTTTTCTACGTTGCTAGGCCAAACTTTGACTTTAGACCGTGTTTATCCGAAGTTGAACGGTGTAAATTGCGGAATTGACACAAATTTAGGTTTGATAACGTTAGCGGTTGGAACGAATGAAATTGAAATACAAAATGTTACTAGAGTGGAGTCAAAATGGGACTTCAATTTTTTGTATAAGTAGGTGAGAATTTGAAAGATATTTTTATCCAAGACTACGAGAAAACAAAAAAAGAAATATTGACTGAATACGATAAAAGTACATTTACTGAAAATTGGCAAGAGAACGAAACGTGGGAAATTTCGTTCACTATTGTCAAAACAAAATTCAATGAATTGGCTTTTGATTTAGTCGATTACGAAAATTCAGTATTTTTCAATGGACAAGAGTTTATCGTAAAACAAATGGGCGTTTCTGCCGAAGGGGCAGCAATCACAAAAACAGTTACAGCCACGCACATTTACTACACCATGCAAGATGGCTTTCAGTACGACACAATCACAGGAACACGCTCTATCAACCAACTGCTAGCGCATGTTTTCAAACCTGATAACCGTGGATTTACATGGAATGTTGTAGATCCGAACAAGAAGTTTTTGCCAGTTGAACAAGAAAACTTCGGGAATGGGAACTATTTGAAACTGGTTGAAGAAATTTTGAAAGACTATGATGCGATAGTGATTCCGGACAACAAACATTTAACATTCTATCCACGCTCAGAGTTCGGCGATAAAGTTCAGGAGCAGATTCGATACAAATATAACACGGATTCAGTGAAGTTCGACATAGACACCTATTCGTTGAAAACACAGATAAAAGGATTTGGGAAGAAAAAGGAAGACGATACTTACTACTTCACGCCAATCACATATACAAGTAAGCAGTCGGAAAAATGGGGTATACGTGTCCAAAGTCCAGTTAGTGATGATCGTTACACCGTTTCAGGGAACATGCTAGAACGTTTGAAACAAGACTTGCAAGACTATCCAACAATCACTGGCACAGTTACTATGAAATGGCGTGTAGAGCCTAATAAGGGCGATTACGTGGCGTTTGTCTATGAGCCGTTAGGTGTCAATACCTATATTCAAGTGGTAGGAATCAAGACGTATCCAGCATTGGAAAATAAACCGCCAGAAATCACATTGAGCAACACAAAGAAAACAATGACGTCGATACTCGCTGAAATGGCGAAGAAAGGAGTGATTTGATGGGGTTATTAAAATTAATCAGTAACCGTATCTCTACGGAATGGAAAGAGAAATTTAATAAAAACATTGACTACCTCAATGATCTTGAAAAGAAACTATCTGATCAAGACAAATCAACGAACAGTCGTATTGATAATCTCGTGCTTCATTCAGGCGGTGATTCTCCTAACGAAGTAGTGGATGCGAGAGTAAACAATAGAGGAGAAACCTTTGAAACACTACAAGCTCGTTTAAAAGCGCATGAAGATCAATCGGACGAAGAAATCAGTCAGCTTTCAAATGATGCATCCAATCAAAAAGAAGAGTTAGACCAGCTGAATAGCTCTGTCCAACAAATTATCGGCGGATATAACGAACCGATCGATATTTATGTTTCGAAAAACGGAAGTGACCAAACTGGTGATGGCACAGAAGAAAAACCCTATGCTACTATCCAAACGGCTGTGAATACCATTCCGTTGATAACTACTGCTCCGATCACTATTTGGATTGATGATGGTGCTTATTTGGAAGACGTGGTAATTAATGGGCTGTCTTATCGTTCCTTAATGATTAAACCAATAAATGATATAAGTAGTATAAACCCCTTAACTTCAGATTTGCCAGTAAGAGTAAGGAGTTTAGCGACAACCACGTGTGTAGGTTACACACAGATTTCTGGTATTCAAATAGTTGATACTCTAAACGCTCCGATAGATCCAAGTGGTAACCGATACGGAATCATGAACGAGCAATCTGGCTATATGGCGATAAATAAATGTAAATTTTCTGAGAATACAAAATCTTTGGGATACAATGCCATTTATGTTGGTGGCGTATCGAAATTAAACATGTATGGTAATACTACATTTATTAATCAAGATGTCGCTTTGCGTGTAAGGCTTATGTCAGAAGCATTAGCAGGTCTAACTGGTTCAGGAAATAACATCGGTATTAAATGTGAAGATGCTACAGTTAGAGGTACGGCTTCCACAGCATTTGCAACTACACCAACAAGCATCAGTGGCAATGGGCTAATTATATCCAGAGGGCAGGTGTTAAGTTAATGGTCTATAAAACAAATGAATCGATTATTGTAATTCAAGCAGAAGCCACTAGTCCAAATAGGACGAATGTTGTTTTTTGGTCGCATGATCGAGGAACAGCTAAGCTTCGAATGAAGTTAGTAAGAAAAAACGGAATTCCTCAGAGCCTACCAGAAGGAACAACTGTTCCAATTCGTCTGATGTTCAAATCTGCAACGGCAGAAGGTGGTTATGGTAAACATGACTATCTAGCGACAATTGAAGATCCTGTGAATGGGATTGTTTCTATTGTGTTAGAGGATAATATACTGGGATACGTAGGCACCGTAGAAGGTAGCGTATATATTGATTTTCCAAACGACCGCTCGTTAGACACAGCTGGTCGTTTTACTTTTTATATCAAACGCAGTCCAATTGATGATAGCACACCAGAGTTAGAGGATTACTATTTTAATGGGTTCAGCCAGACAATCGATAAAATCGAAAAAATTCTAGCTGATGGAAAGCAAGAGATTGAACAGAAAATTACGGAATCTGAAACACAGATTGATGAAAAATTAAAAGACACAAACGACAAAATCATGAAAGCCAATCAAGATGTCGCAACTATCAATACTAATATTGATAAGGCAAATGACCGTATTGATCAAACGAATCAGCAAATCGGCGATCTCGGCAAGCTGAAAAAGATGTACAGTAACAGCGTAGATTTTGGTGAATATGATTATAGTGGGAATCCGAATTTAATGCCTATTCTAAAAGCAAATGATTTTTCTCCAAACCCACTTGTTACAATAGAAGATTATGGAAACAGTTTACAAATCACTGTTGCTGATGGTGATGGATCGAAATTTTTAACATCTATTAAAAATGTCCCAGCGTTACTGCCAAACACCCAATATACTTTAAGTGCAGATGTTACTGTTTTAGAAGGATATAAAGGGAACTTAAACAGTCTAAGATTGAGATATAGGAAAATACCAGGCGGAACTATATTACTAGAAACAACAGCTAAAAATGCTCAAGTTGGTAAAAAGACAAAAATATATGCAACGGCTAATTCTAGCGCAGCAACAGACCCGTCAATTTTTGATATGATGTATTTCACTATTGATATTACAAAACCAGAGCCATTTGTTGGAACAGTTTTAGTTGAAAATATTAAAGTTGAAGAAGGTCCAACAGCCACACCGTACCAACCAAATCTAATCGATGCACCGTATTATTTGAGTAAGGTGCCTTTGGGTGAGAATCTAATTAAACCAGAATCACAACAACCAGTTACTAATAGTAACTATCTTATTAACACCTATAACATTAAACCAATGGTAAAAGGTAAGAAGTATACCATCACACTTGAAGGAACTAAGCCAGCAACACAGGTTTTTAGACCATTTTTCACACGAGCAACAGGAGATGCATGGGAGGTTGGTGACTTACAACCAGTAGAAGGCTTAACTAATGTGTGGTCTAAAACATTTACAGCAGCAGATGACTCACACCCTACTACCCCACAAGTACAGATTTATCAAGTACCAAACACAAGTGTAGGACAATGTACAATTAAGTGGTTAAAACTAGAGGAAGGCGACACACGAACTCCGAATATTAGTCAGTTTAAATACTTCGGTGAAGGATTGAAAGACAGCAACAATCCCAATGATTACAGCTGGGATGTCACACCTGAATATACTGAAAAAGGTTTGAATGATACGGTTAGTTTGACCGAGCCACAATCTGTAGATGGAACTAAGAACTTTTTAGAAACCCCTCTAGTTAATGGAAAAAATGTACTGGTAGAAGAAAAGCCGTTGCCTTATGAAGCGTGGCATTCAACAGGAACTGAACAAACTGGTATTTCTAATAAAACTCGGTTAATTATTGGACCAGTAGCAACCACCATTGGAGCAAAGTTGAATCGATCTATGAAGGAGAATCCGTTGACTTGGAATTCTGGAAATTGGCAAGCAACAGCTAATCGAGACTGTACTTTGTTGGTAGAAGGGTTAGTTAGATATCAGTTTGGCGGATCAACAGCTGGCCAGTATGGTTATATTACTTTTTATAAAGACGATGCCCAAACTAGTTCTATTGGTTTTGCAGGTGGTGTTGGTATAAATGGAACTGCATTGCAATGGAAGCATGGGCTTCACTTTAGTAGAATTTTTGCGTTGAAAAAAGGAGAGTACTTCAATATCACTTTTGAAACTCAGGATGGTAAGAAGTTAGATTTTTCTCAAATAAACACGCTGCACATTATGGAAATAGAATCTTAGATTAAAGGAGTGAAACGAATGAAAAACATTTGGAAATATGGACGTACTGGCGGAGAGTACGCAGGAAAAGTATTGGACGATATGCTTGTATCCGTTCCTTACACGGATCAGCCACCGATTGAAGGGATTCGTGCTGATGGTGAACCACTAACGATTGCTGATCAGATGTTTGATCCTAAATTGAATCAATGGATTATTTTAGCAAACGCACTAGATCACAACGATTTAAACAATCTCAAAGCGATGTACGAGGCTCTGGAACATGAAAACGACAACCTAAAACAGCTAAATGCTAAACTCATGCTAAACGATGTAGCAATTAAACAGGAAAATACTGCATTGAAAGAAAAAGCTGACAGTTTAGCACAAATCAATTCAAAAACAATGCTTGCTTCGCTTCAAAACAGCAAGGATATTGCAGAAATTAAAAAGCAATTAAATCCAGAATCAGAAGGAGGTGAGTAGTATGTTTAGTTTTAGCGATGTGAAAATGATGTTTGACTGGGGCTGTTTTACAGAAGAACAGGTTCGTGAGTTTGTGCCATTGTGTATTACAGACGAAGAAGCAAATAAAATCATTAGCAAAGAAGAGAGCGCATCTTAATTGATGTGCTTTTTATTTAAGGTAAAGGAGTTGTCACATGATTAATTTAGGGGAATGGGGAACAATCGCAGGATCAATCACTGCGATTGTTTCTTTGATTTTATTAGTAATAAAACCAATTACTGCATCTTTCTCGAAGATTACTGAGACTCTTTCAAAAGTAAATCACAATTTAGATTTGCTGACTAAAGATTTAGAATCGAGCAAATCAGATCGATTGATGATTCATGAAGAACTAAAGAAACACGATGAAAGATTAGAAACACATGCAGAAAAATTGGTAGAACACACACAACAAATTAAAACTTTATTTAGGGAAACATCTCGTTGAAAATAGAAAGAAGATGAATAAAGATGATCTTACCTGATAAATATTATCAAATTATTAAATGGACAGTACTTACGGTATTGCCTGCTTTATCTGTATTAGTAGCCACATTAGGGAAAGCATATGGATGGAATGGAACAGACATGACAGTACTCACTATCAATGCAGTAGCAACATTTTTAGGAGTAATTACAGGGGTATCAGCTTACAATTTAAAAGATAAGGAGTAAACGA